AACAAGTACATTCACTTTGTTCAGGAACTTTACGATAATATCGAAGAGTTCTTTCTCCCTGGTCATGAAAAAACTTGCCTCTTGTTTACTGATCATGAATTAGAAGAAGTATCAGATAATGTTAGGGTCCATACGATTGACCATGAACCATGGCCAATGCCCACATTGAAGAGATACAACTACTTCATGGAAGAGAAAGATTTTATTCTTGAGCATGATTATTGTTTCTACTTTGATGTAGACATGGCTATTCATCAGGTAGTTGGCGATGAGATTCTTGGTGATCTTGTAGCGACGAATCATTTTTATCAGTCTCGTATGGATGATGCATCCAAATCATTTGATAGAAATTCTGAGTCTCTTGCTTTTGTTCCTTTTGGAGAAAAGGCAAGATCTTATTATGCTGGAGGGTTCAATGGTGGAAAGACAGAAGTCTTCATGAATATGGCTGAGGTCATCTCTTTTAGAGTTAATATAGATCTTGAAAATAATGTTATCGCTCAATGGCATGATGAGTCACACATGAATAGATATCTGATTGATCATCCACCATCTCGACCTTTGTCGTATGAGTATTGTTACCCCGAACCAGAGTTAGGTAGACATCCTAACGATAATCCAAAAATTATTGCACTGTTGAAAAATCATGGCGAACTTAGATCTTAGAGAAATCCCAGCAATTTATATTAATCTAGATTCAGATACAGAAAGAAATGAAAGAATGCAATCCATGCTTACAGAGTTTGGATTTAAAAATATCATTCGTCTTTCTGCTACGGAGATGCCCGATAGGCTAGCAGCATGTTCTCAGTCACACTACAATGCACTGCAAGAGGTTGATTCTCCGTTCATTGTATTTGAAGATGACTGTTTGATTAAGAACTTAAATCCTGTAATAAATATCCCCGACGACTCTGATGCAGTTTATCTTGGTATCTCGTCATGGGGTAGACAAAATGGTCACTCGGGACCTTGTGTATTCTATGAGGAAGTGGTAGACTTTCCTGGTATAGTGCGTGTGTATAATATGCTAGGAGCACACGCAATTTTATATCTCTCTAAAGAGTATGTAAGTCTATGCTCTAAGATTTCTGATTGGTATTGCAAAGAGGCATACCATCAGGATATCGGATTTGCTGAAGTACAAAAGTATTATAACGTATATGCTTTTGATGATCCTATCTTCTATCAGACTAGTTCTAATGGAACGGATCAGAAGTTGAGTTCTTATCCTAGTATTGAATTTATTCAGTATGATAAACGTTTCTGGAAACCTGTAGGAGTATGAAATGACCCATAGTTTGGTAACAGGGGGTGCAGGGTTTATTGGATCAAACCTTGTAGACACCCTCTTAGAAAAAGGACACAAAGTAACTTGTATTGATAATGAGCACTCTGATGCTCATGACGAGTTTTACTGGAATAAGAAAGCGTGGAATGTTAAGGGAGACATCAGAGATTATGATCTGATGCAAGAACTTATGGATGGGGTGGACTATGTTTTTCACCTAGCTGCTGAAGCACGTATCCAACCTGCTATCATAAATCCAATTGAAGCAGTAAGTATTAACTGTGTTGGTACTACTACTGTTCTCCAGACTGCTAGAGAAGCTAAGGTGAAGAGAGTCATGTACTCTTCTACATCTTCTGGATATGGTATGAATACACCTCCTAATGTTGAAACTCAGAGTGATGATTGTTTGAATCCTTATTCTGTTTCAAAGGTTGCTGGAGAAAAACTATGCAAGATGTATACTCAACTGTATGGTCTTCCTACAGTCGCATTTAGGTACTTTAATGTCTATGGTGAGAGGCAACCTCTAAGGGGTCAGTATGCCCCTGTAATAGGCATCTTCTTGCGTCAGAAGGCAGCAGGAGAAAAATTGACTATTGTTGGTGATGGAAACCAACGTAGGGACTTTACTCATGTGAGTGATGTTGTTCGTGCAAACATCATGGCTGCAACCAAAGAAGTAGATCCTGAAGCATTTGGACAGGTCTATAATATTGGTACAGGAACCAATTATTCAATCAATGAGATTGCACAAATGATTGATTGGCCTACCACAAATATTGCGCCACGTCCTGGTGAAGCAAGAATAAGTCTTGCTAACAATCAAAAGATGCGTACAACTTTTGATTGGTCTCCTACCGTTAAACTAGAAGATTGGATTAGAAAATATGGACAAAAACAAATCAGCGTTTAAGTTAGACGGTTTTGGGCCTGTATATTGTATTAATCTTGATGGTCAACCAGAAAGATGGGAATACATGGAGAAGCAGTTCGACTATTGGGAAGTTGAGAATTACGAACGCATCTCTGCATACGATGGTAGAGATGATGATTTGAGTGATATAATCTATGGGAGATATCCTGAAGCGGTATCTTCTGGAGAAATTGGATGTATTACATCTCACTTAAAAGCAATTAAACATTGGTACGAAACATCTGATTCTCCCTACGCAGTTATTATGGAAGATGACTGCAAACTCGATCTTGTGAAGTACTGGAACTTTACATGGAGAGACTTCTATAGTAAACTACCTTACGATTGGGACGTTATTCAACTCGCAATCATCTCCACTGGAGATATTCATGTCGGTCTTCACAAAAGATTTGTAAATGATTTCTCCACCGCTTGTTACATTATTAACAGGCATCATGCAGAGAAGATTCTTAGACTTCACTGCAAGAGGGGCAAGTACAAACTGGATAATGGTGTTAAACCACGTCCAGTTGCTGATGATATGATTTACAATTCTGGAAATACATTTAGTATTCCCATTTTCTTGTATCATATTCCGCTTGGTTCTTCTATTCATCCAGATCATATTGACGCATTCCATAAGAACAGTCATGATGGTATCTGGAACTTCTGGTCTCAGAATGGTGCGAGCCTTGACTTAACCACTCTGATGAACTATAATCCTTATCTTGGTCGGGTGTCCGAACCCACTCAACCAAGTCAGAGTTCTTAACTCTACTAAATACTTAACCTTTTGTTATATTATAACAGAAGGTATACTTAACAACGGGGAGATGTCGATTCCCCTTTCATCTGCGGGTATTCATTCCGCAAGTAAATAACGAGGTACAAAATGATTAAATCTGTATTCGCAGCGACTGCTGCTCTGTCCATGTCCGCTGGCGCTGCTTTTGCAGGCCCCTATGTCAATGTAGAAACCAACGCAGGTTGGACCGGCGCTGATTACGCTGGAGCTACTACAGATCTCCACGTAGGCTACGAAGGCGCTCTGGGCGAGTCCGCTTCTTACTACGTTCAGGCAGGTGCTAGCCTGGTCTCCCCTGACGGCGGTGAGACCGATACCGTTCCTTCTGGTAAGGCAGGCCTTGGTTTCGCTGTAACTGACGCTCTGGGTGCATACGGTGAAGTTTCCTTCATCGGTTCTGGTGATGACGACATCGACCGTGGATACGGTGCTAAACTGGGTCTGAAGTATTCCTTCTGATCACTTGATAGCGTGATATAATATAGGGGTCTGCGGACCCCTTTTTTTATGAAAAGAATCTTAACTTCTCCAGTAACTCATTTCAATGTTTTGATTATTGGATTTTTTATTCTTATTGGTGTTATGCACAATGACTATCATCATCGTATGGATGAAGATGTTCATGGGTATGTGAGAAAATTTTGTGAGAAGAATCCTGAGAAATGTCAGGATATCCTTGAGGGAGATGACTATTAGGTAGTAATTAATACTTAGGTAGGGTTGACGCCCTACCTTTTTTGCTATATAATATGTAAAGATTTACAACATTAAGTAAATGACTGTAACAACCAATGAGTTCGGACAGCAAAATCTCTTTGCTAAAGAACCCCAAATGTACATCGACAAGACCGAAGCAGAACGCTACGGCTATGAAACATACGCAGAACGTGCAGAAAAACTAAATGGACGTACTGCTATGCTTGGATTTGTTGCTGCTGTTATCTCTTATGCTACTACTGGTAGTGTATTTTTCTTTGGTATCTTCGGATTCTGATGACTGAGGTAATCTTCACACTTACGACAGTAACTTTTTTCTGTCTTCTTGCATATTCTGTAGAACAACTTTCTGAAACTTACTAATGCCTGATCTTATTGAACTTCTTACTTATTATGTGATCGTTGCCGTTGTATTTGTCGGCGCACCAGGAGTATTCTTTTTTATCGCATTCATGCCTGCTCTTCAGAACACCAAGGGCCGTATGGTAGGATATAAAGATCACAAAGAATATGGAGATTCTTCTATCTACGAAAATTCTCCAAGTGATCAGACAAAATTTTTCTTGGAAATTCCAGGATAATATATAATACTCTCGGTTTTACTGAATATGCCAAATCCTAACCAGTTATATGAGGATATGCAGAAACTTGACGACATGTACGAAGAGTTGCTGTGGCATCCTGATGACGAACTACAATTCTCTCATGACGGAGAGAAGATCATTATTACAAACAAAACTTTGGAGAACAAACAATGAACGAAAACGCAGAACGCATTAATGGTTGGGCAGCAATGCTCGGAGTGATCGCAGCAATGGGATCCTATGCTACTACTGGTCAACTCATTCCAGGTATCTGGTGATACCATAAAAGGATGATAAATATTATCATCTCATAAGTTATCTGAGGACAGCCAAGAGAGGTTCATTGACTTTATTCAAAAACCCCACTATATTATGCATGAACCTCTTGTTGGATAATTAACTACTAGTATGGCTCTTACAAGGAACGAGTTAATCAAGGTCGTTGTTGCTGATGCAATGGTACATTCTGAAACACCTGATTACTCTCAAACACTTAAAAAGATGTATCACAAGTGGGAACATGCCTCCAGTGAAGATCTTTGTAATGAATACAATAGAATAAACAATTGTAGTCTATCAGTAGACTTACTCTACCCATAAATAATTTTGCCCTGCTCTTTCTGTATGGAATCCGCTCCAAAGAAAGAGGAAAAACAGTCGAATAAGTTTGACTGGGCAGACGAAGGTCTGTCCGCATTGGTGCGTGTTGTTATTCTATCGTGGTCAGCAGCAATTCTTACTCTAAATTATGTAACTATTCCTGGTGTTCCTCAGAAGAATATCGATCCCACGTTTATAGCCTCGGTTTTTACCGGAACTTTAGCTACCTTCGGGGTTGTTCCCGCAAAGAAGGATAAAAAAGAAGATAGCGAAAAGAAAGTCGAAACAAAAGAAAAAGTTGAGGGATGATTGTCCTACAGAGAACCACATCTTCAGAAGAAGTCAGACGAATGTGCTGAACTTTGGAGGGAGTGGTTCTCTTTTTTTGAAGACGTAGAAAAAAGAAACTCCCCAAAAACTAAAGAACTTAGAAAAAAATGGTGTAACTGTGTTACAGAATTTGGTGAAATGGTAAGTGAGGAAGTCAAGACAAATCCTCGTTACAATTCTGTAACAGGCGGTTGTAAAAAGATAGATAGTGTAGTCGAGTAAACTAATATGAAGTTTCTTTTCGCACTTCTAGCTACACTCTTTCTTGCTGCACCTGCTTGGGCTGTAGACGTTCAGATGGGATCTAATGGTAATCTTGTTTTTGATCCTGCAGAAGTTACTATCTCAGCTGGCGAATCGGTGCATTTTGTTAATAATATGCTGCCTCCTCATAACGTTGTCGTTGAAGATCATCCAGAATTAGGTCACGAAGCCCTAGCAATGTTACCAGGTGAAGACTTTGAAGTTGCTTTCCCTGAGGCTGGTGACTACACTTACTGGTGTGGACCTCACAAAGGTGCAGGAATGATCGGAACCGTACACGTAGAATGAACGAAGACGACAAAAGAGAATTTTACAAATCATTGAGAGAAAGGGTGTACCAACTTCGGATGGCGCATCTTTTTGAGGAACCTTGTCCACTCTATGAACCAGAGATGGAGGACGATGAACACTATTAACACTTGGGTTTTAAATTTCACAGTTGGAATAATTGATTTCCTATATCGGGGTCGAGACTTCCAAAGATTCTGGGTGCTGGAAGAAATTGCCCGAGCACCATATTTTGCGTTTTTGAGTGTCTTACATTTAAGAGAGTCTTTAGGTTTGAGAGGACCAGAGCATCTATACTTGATGAAAGAACATTTTGCACAGACGTTAAATGAAACAGAACATCTGGAATATATGGAAAGTCGGGGCGGTAATTCTTATTGGATTGATCGCTTCTTCGCCAGACATCTCGTACTTGCCTATTATTGGATCAATGTGGTTTATTATTGGATGGCTCCTAAGTCTGCATACCATTTGTCTTATGAAATAGAAATTCATGCTGCGGTTACTTATGGAAAGTATCTCGCTTATAATGGTCCTGATGAAAAAATCCTTGAAATTTTGAACGATGAATTACATCATTCAAAAGAATTACATGATGCTATGGAGATGATCAATGCCTAAGAATTGGATCTGGCGTGGGGAGAAGGTCGATCTTCCCAACCACGTAACAAAAGAAGAAGTTCAGGAGATGATTGATGATGCAATACGAAAGCATAATCGTAACGCTGGAATTATTTCTATGTGTGTTGGGTGGGTTGTTCTTGCACTTTTTGCTGAGGGTTTGCTTCGACTTA